GTACTGGTATTATGAGCGAGTTCCCAAGTAAAGAGAATCAATTTGAAAAAGGTAAGGGCGGAAACCCTAATGGTAGGCCTAAAGGTTCTAAGAACCGTAGGACAATCGTACGTGAAATTCTTGATATGGTTGATAAACCAAGCGGTAAATCAAATGCAGAGGCCATTACTGCTGCACTGGTTAAGAAAGCTTTGAAGGGCGATGTTAACGCATTCAAAGAACTAATGGATTCAGGTTTCGGAAAGAATACAGATGTTGTTGACCAAACTTCAACAAATGTTAATGTAGATGTGCCAATGACTGAGAGTGATGAGAAACTATTAACTCATTTCTATCAGACAAAGGGTAAAGATTTAATTAATAAAGTCAAAGAGGAGATGACTAATGAATAAAGAAGATTTACAAAAGAAAAACCGTGATGACCTAAAGGAGATTTCAACCAATCTAGGCCTTGATGTTGGCCAAGTTGGCAAGAAGAAGATTATTGCGCTTATCCTTGAAGCTACTGGTGGTGTTGAGATTGAAGCTAAAGAAGGTGCAGCGCCACACATTCAGGATGAGGTTAAAGAAGACAAGGCTCATACAGCAGTGCAGAACTTTAAAAAGCTTAAGCCATTGCAAAAGGTTTCACGTGAAGCTCCAAAGGTTGCAGAGCTTAAGAAAGAGCTTGCACCTTATACTGAGCGTGGTCTTAAAGTCGTGTCACTTGATGATGATTGCTGGCATTTCTCTAGCAGAGGACGTGAAGATAGTGGATCAACGAAACAACCATTGCAGAATATTATTAAATGCGTACGCCTTTTAATGAAGAAGTAAACGCTGCCTGCCGAAAGTCCTTTGATGCATTTGCTATGAGAGCTTTCAAGGAGGTTGAGCCTAGTACATTGTTTGAGTGGAACTGGCATATCGGTTGCATTGCTGAACACCTTGAAGCTGTTCACCGTGGTGAGATTAGAAGGTTAATCATTAACATTATGCCTCGTGCTTTAAAGTCTTACCTAGTAGGTAGGGCTTTTCCTGCTTGGGAAATGGGTCAAGATCCTAGTACCAAGTTTATCTGTACTTCGTATGGTTATGAGGTGGCAGAACAGAACGCATTAGCTTGCAGAACTATGATGAAATCACCTTGGTATAAGTCATGCTTCCCCGATACGCTCATTGGTGAGCTAGATAGAAACACACACTTTACAACTACTGAAGCTGGCCAATACTACGCAACCTCTGCACTATCACCAATTACTGGTATTGGTTGCGACTACATGATTGTAGATGATCCCCTGAAACCTATGGAAGCATTGAGCGACCAAGTGCGCAACAGTACCAATGAAAACATACGTGGTACTTTGTTCTCACGCTTTAATGATAAGCGCAATGGCAAGTTCATTATGGTTATGCAACGTCTACATGAGGATGATCCAACTGGACATCTATTAAAAGATGGTGGTTATACTCACCTTAAGTTACCAGTGGAAGCAAAGAAGCCAACGTTAATTATGCTTGGTGAGCATGTCTGGACTATGGCAGCTGGTGAATTACTATCCCCTAAGCGTGTTGACAAGAAGCAACTAGACCAAGATATGATTGATATGGGTGCTTATCACTTTGCGGGACAGATGATGCAAGAGCCTGTCCCTGCTGGTGGTGGTGAGTTTATCGACACATGGATTCAATACTATGAGCCTGGTGGCGTTAAACCTCGCACTATGAACATATATATTCTTGTTGATGCTGCTGGCGGAGATGAGATTAACAAGAAGAAAAAGAAAACTAGTGACTGGACAGCCATGATGGTTGTTGGCCTAGCACCTGATAATAATTACTATCTGCTTGATGTTGTGCGTGACAGGCTCAATCCTACTGAGCGCATTAACAAACTGTTTGAGTTGCACCGTAAGTGGAATGAATTATCTGGTAAACCTCCCAAGGTTGGATATGAGAAGTATGGCTTAATGACTGACACACACTACATTAAACTTAAGCAAAAGGAAGACTGTTATAGATTCCCAATGGTTGAGCTTGGCGGCAGAACCAGTAAAGAGGAGCGCATTCGTGCTATGATCCCTGACTTTGAGCTTGGCCGTTGGTACTTCCCTGCAAGCCTGATGTATACTGATAGTGATGGCCGTACCATGGATTTAATACAGGAGCTAGTAAAATCTGAAATGTCTTCCTTCCCTAAAGCGAGATTTGATGATATGCTAGATGGATTGGCTCGTTCTAAGGATGAGAAACTAGGTGCTGTATTCCCAAGGCTTAAGAAGACTGAGGCTTCTAGAGAGTACGAAAAGAGAGCAAGAGATGATAACGGTAAAAACTGGATGGATGCTTAGATGAAATCAAAAGAAGAAATAGCACGTAAGTTTAAGAAGAACAAGCAAACCTCCGATAGCTTACTAGGTAAGCAATATAGTAACACAAGAAAGAGCCAAGCATTCTATGCTGGTGACTTCATGCGTTATGAGGATAGGATACAATTCAGGGATTCTGATGGCAAAAAGAAGCGTGCATTAGTACAGTTTAACAAGGTTAAGCCATATGTTAATGCTGTGGCTGGGTTCTTTGTACAGAACAGAAGCAAACCTAAATACCTAGCACGCCTTGAGCAAGCTCAGGTCGGTAACCTATATTCTAAGTATGCAAATGCATTGTCTGATTATATACGTGATGAGGCTAATGCAGACCAAGTTGAAACACAGGCTGATAAAGATCTGCTTATATGTGGCTACTCAGCAGTTGAAACGGCAATCTCATACCAAGAAGGTCACTTAAGTGATAATGTTAATGGTAAGGTTATCATGGGTCGCATTGATCCATTGACTGCATTCTGGGATCCTTATGCACGTGAGAGCAATTTATTAGATAAAAGATGGTGTGGTGTTACTAAACAATTCTCACTTGATGATGCTCTTGAGTTGTTTGATGACCAAAAAGAAGAAGACTTTGAATCAGCAGATGATAATGAGCAGAATAAGGGTGACATGCAATACTTCCAAGATGGTGGAGTGTATGACAAGGTCGTGTATGATTGGTATAATGAATCAGAGAAAATGGTCAATGTCCACTTCTATCAGTGGTACGACATTGAGAAGTATTACCGAGCTGAGAACCCATTAAACAACCTAAACAATCCAGAAGCACGTGAACTAGCAAGGCAACAGCTTGATGATATAGCTGCCGAGCTTGACAATGAGGATGGTGACTTAACACCTGAAAGCGTATTTGATCCACGTGCTGAGATCATTAACTTTGACGAGAAAACAAAAGCTAGGTTGCTTGATATCTTTGGTGAGTTCATTGACCCTAAAGAATTAAAGGTTAAGCGTTACTATACTGCTGTTATCTCTGGTGAGAAGGTGTTTACCGCTTATCAATCACCATCGCAAAAAGGTTACTCACTTAAGTTTAAAACTGGTGACTTTGATGAGCGTAATAAAATCTGGACTGGAATTGTTAATAGTCTTATGGAGCCAGTACTTTACTACAACAAAGCATTGACTGAGCTTATGTTTATCATTGGTGCTAACTCTAAAGGTGGGGTTATGTTTGAGGAGGGTGCAGTTGATGATGTTGTAGAGTTTGAAGCTAAGTATGCTAGAACAGATGCATCAATCATGGTTAACGATGGCGCATTAACTAATCGCAGGATTCAAGAGAAGAAATCCCCTTCCATTCCAACTGGCTATGAAAGTATCATCGGATTATCTGATGCAGCACTTAATGATGTTAGTGGTATTGATAAGACATTCCTTGGTAGTTCTGAGAATAAGCTAGAGACTGCGCAATTGCAGCGTCAAAGGGTTAGGCAGATTGTATCTTCAATGGCGACATATGTTGATAACATTCTTCTGTACCAAAAAGAGCATGCACGTTTAATGCTTGATTACATGCGTATTTATGCTGAGAATAACAGAGGTAGCCTATTCCCTATATTGGGTGAAGACGGAGCGCAACAGTTTATTGATATATCAGAAGATAAATTGTCATTAAATTTCGTGGTGATGATTGAAGAAGCACCAGAAACCAAGGAAGAGAAGCAAGAGTATGTAGGTATCCTTACCACTATTGGCGATAAGCTTACTGCTATTGGCGATCCATCTGGTAAGTTGGTTTACTCAATTGCTGTTAAGTACATGCCTATTGATAAAGAAGACCAGCTTAAACTTACTGAGATCTTAGTCCCTAACAAAGAAGAGGTTGATCCGCAGTATGTTCAACAGCTTGAAAAACAGATTCAAGAGCTAACAGGTGAGATGAACAGGGCACAAGTTGAGAAGGTAATCTCTGACATATCCCTTAATGAGGCTAAGACTATTCAAACAAGGGCAGATGCGCAGAAGAAAGCAGCAGAGACAGCTGAAACCTTAGAGGACACTACACAAAAAGAGCTTGAAAATGAATTTATAAAGCGTAATATAAATGATGAAGATGCGACCCTTAATGTGAATGTCTAATCCCATAACTAAAACTAGGAGAAAACTAAATGAGCTTATATGAAGAGATTGCTAAAGAAGAAGAAGAGTTAAAGAAAATTGTTGCAGAGGAAAATGGTGATGAGTACCAGGAACCAGAAGACAAAAAAGAAGATGACTTGGAAAATGATAGTGGTGATAAGCAGCAAGACGAAAGCAAAGATGCTGAAGAAGATGCTGGAGAGCCTGAGAAAAAGGAAGTTGAAAAGAAAGCTGAAGAAGTTGAAGAGCCTGAAGAACTAAAGCCAGATGCTTCTGCATTTGCTCGTATGCGCAAAGAAAAGCGTGAGTCTGATGAGCGTTCTGCTGCCTTAGAAGCTAGACTTGCAGCACTTGAAGGTGGTAAAGATGAGCCTAAGGTTGAAGAGCCAGTCGCTCCTGACCCTGAGGATGACTTTGAGGGACACCTTAAGTTCAAGCAAGAACAGAATGCCAAGGAAATAGCAGAAATCAAGGCTGAGAACGCTGCGTTTAAAGCCAAAAGAGCTGAAGAGCAAAAAGTAATTGAAGAAGATGCAATTAATAAGGGTGCTATTGAAGAAATACAGAAATATGGCGTGCAATACCAGGCTAAAGTACCTGATTATGGCCAAGCTGTTGACTTTATGTACTTAGAAATGAAGAAAAGTCTTGAAAGAATTAACCCAAGCGCAAGTGCTGAAGCTGTAGAGAAGGCTGCAACACGATCAATGATAGAGATTGGTGCGCAGGCTTATCAAGATGGTATTAATCCAGCAGAAAAGCTTTATCAGGATGCTAAACAACGTTTTGGCTATGTTAAGCAAGAGGTAAAGGCTAATAACGATGCACCAGCTTCAAAGAAACCTGATATTAATAGTGTAGATAAGAACCGCAAAAGATCTGCAAGTTCTTTATCTGGTGGTGGACGCTCTGCAAGTGCTACGGCTCTAACTAAGGAAGCAGTAGACAACATGAGCTTACAGGATTTTGCAAAACTAGACTTAACACCTGATAAGCTACGTGCATTAGAGGACTAACAAGCTATTTATGCGAATATTAAAAGATGGGGGCTTGCGTTCTCATCTTTTTTTTGTTACCATGATATAAACACCCTCGGCACGGTGTAAAAATGTTAGGCAACTATGCTTTAAAATAGTAAGCTGGCAACTCAATGCCCTACTAGTCGAACGTGGTCGCACACGATAAAATGCAGGCCTCCAGAGGCTATAAATATTCTGCGTCCTTGACGGTTGTGAATTAAATTAAATTAAATCAACTTTTTATTAGGAGGACGCAATGTCTACAACAGGTATGCTTACAGGTAATGCCCTTACCGTAAAACTATGGGCTAAGAAATCGTGGGTCGATGCAATGCAACAAGCTGCACTCGGTCACATGTTTAACCGTGGTTCAATCCACTTTCCAGATGAGTTAATGGGTAAAGATGCTAAGGGCGATTCAATCACATTCGCACACATTGGCAAACTTACTGCTAACCCAATTGGTGAAGGCGGAACAATGGACGGCAATGAGGAAGCTCTTGACTTCAAATCTCATGCAATGGTGATGAACAAATCCCGTTTTGCTGTTTTGAACCCAGCTTCTGATAGTATTGAGCAACAACGTACGCTTATTAACTTTGAAGATCAGACAAGAAAAGCTCTTCAAAAACGTGCGGTTGAATTACTTGATACTAGTTTGTTCCAACAACTTGCTGGTGCAAACCCGAACACATTGACTATCAATGGTACTACTTACTCAACTGCTGCTGAGAAGTTGCACATTCAAGGCCACAATACGCCAGTTGCACCTAGTGCAAACCGTATTATCCGCCCTAGTGCTGCAGCTACAGATCAAGCATTAACATCTTCTGACACAATTACGTTGGCTATGATTGATTACGCTCTTGAGCTTAATGATACTAGTGACCAACCTATTGAGCCTTTAGATGATGGTACTTTTGATCTGTACTTGTCACCGTTTGATACTGTAAACATTAAGCATGATGGTGGTTCTGCAATTCAGTGGTACACCAACGCACTTGCTAATGCTCAGGCTGGCAAGAATGAAGAACTAACAGGTCGTTTCAAAAACAACATGGTTAGTTTAGGTAAGTACGCTAATGTGAACATTTA